AATAGCATCCTCGTAGACCTGTGGTATCTGGTTTAGGTCTATTAACTTACTATTTCTAAGCCAATTCGTTCTAATCTCATCTGTATGATTATCTATACATGAGTATTCTTCAAGTCTTTTCTTTGTCATTGGTTTTTGTTTTTCACCAGTTACAAAGCAATCGTCTGGCGATAATATATTTGGTATACCATCTGACCTATCACCTTTCATAATCTGCTCTAATAAAAATTCTCTAGCGTCAATTCTGATACCTTCTTCATCAAAACCAACCATCTTTTTTTGTATAGGTGCATATTGGTCAACACCTTTGTAAAACTGTAATTGTATAAAATCTTTGTCGCCTGATACAATCATTATAGGCTCATGTTGGTAATAATACTTTGTAAGTGTGGCAATTATATCATCTGCTTCACACCTCTCGTTGTACATAACAACATATGGAAAGTTTTCTTTAAGTTCATTTTTAATATTGGTAATTATATTGAATATATTATCCCAATCAAAAGAAGATTCTTCTCTACCTTTTTTTCTACTATATTTGTAATTTGGAAATATATCTTTACGCCAAGGATTGGCTGCGTCTGAACAAAGTACCATTTTACCATACTTGTTTCTAAACTTGACATTAAATCCACGCAATGAGTTCATTACCATGTGTCTAATCATATCTTCATTAGCATTGGTAACATCTGGTTGGCCTCTTGTTTGTGCCATCAGATTTGAAATCAATACTTGGTTTAAGTCAACTAATATCATATATCAGAATACCTTGTTATTGACATTTCTACTTCCTTTGTAAAATTTCTTTCATAAAACCATGTTCTATATATTTTATCTGTAAACAATTCTATAATCTCACTATATTTTATACTGTCTTCTAATATCATTTTTTCTAATGACTCATATTCATATGTATCAACCTTACGGCTGACTTCAAATTCTTTTGCACTTTCCATAAGTGCTCTAATATTTCTTAAATGATTACTCATTTATAACTCGCATATACAACAAACATTATACACAAAATCCAGCAAATGGCAAGCACATGATTGCCTAAATTCCATGCACTTTTACCAACTGTATGTGGATTTTTAGGGTCTATAAAATTATTCATACTGTATCGTCACCATAGTAATGATGTGGAAATATTTTATTCTTTTTTTTATCTTCTAATTCTCGCAATTCTTTTTTCTTATTATAGTTTACAACTAAAAAGGCTATAAAGAAACCTAAAACGGTAACTGTACAACCTATAAAAAACAATGCTATTCCGTATGAAGTTTCCACTATAACTTTCTAACAATATGTTTTCTTAACGCTCTTGTTAATTCTTCTATTTTATCTATTACTGCAATTAAACTAGGGTCAGTAATATATTGACTTTGTTCTTTTAATTTATCGTATTCTTTTAATGGTATTGTAACTGTAGATTTTTCGTTCTCAAAACTTCTATCTACATCTCTATCATCAACACTTGTCATAAAAAACCTTTTGGTTAAAACGGAGGCGACCCGAAGGCCGCCTCTGAATTATTGAAGTTACGCTGAGTAACCTTGAGCACCGAATAACGCAGCTTGTCCAGCAGCGATAACAGCTTTCGAAGGTGTACCTACTCTGTAAGAAACACCAGCTGATGTTCTATTTTCATAAATCATCATGCCTTCATTTCTTAATTTACCCACCATAGAAGCAGGTGACCTTAGGTCAAATTTTGACCTTAAAGTTTTCCAAGCAACTGAATTGCCTGAAGATAATAGGTTTCTAACCTTTGTTGTTTTCGAAGTTTTAGCATTAGCCATAACATTCTCCTCTTGTTTGTTGTTAAATAAAAATTTAAACATAATTGTTCAAATCCTCTCTTTCTGCCAGTTTTACAACCAGGCGAGGCGATTCCTGACGGAATTCTGTTTTAGTTATCATTGTCATGTGGGTCAAAGTCAGGAATGAAGTCAACACCTGTCAACTCATCTTTAACCTCCTCTGATAACGGTTCTTTAGTTCTATCTTTTTTTGGTCTAAAGTCAATCTTATTAAGATTTGCATAATCAATTCTAGCTTTTGTGTTGCCTGCGTTGTCATGCACCAACTCAACTGTATTATCAACTACTTTATGTAATATATGATTTAAACCAAAATCTCTTTTAATGGTAGACCTTAAACAATCTACTAGATAGGAAAAATCTCTTGTAAATGTTTCTGTATTAGTTTTCATGGCCAAATCTACAAAGTTATGTAATAGTTTCATAGCAATATCATCTACAGCAGATTCAATAAACTTTTGAGTCTGTTCTTTTTCAATTCGTTTTTGAAACTTGGTATTTTTAGTACCTGTCTGTTGTACATTCTTAATCCGGTCTGTAGGAAAAAGGATAATATTGTCATCACTCACTATATTTTTTCGCCTTTGAAATTAACTTTACCTTTATCAGCAAAGTATTCTACTAGCTGATTATAACCACCAACCAATTCACCATTAATTTTAATTTGTGGCATGGTTCGTACTTGTTTACCAACTGCCTCATACAATTCTTCAGGAGAATTGAAATCTTTACCAAACATCTTTTCTTCGTAGGTCAATCCAAGGCCTTTTACTAAGGCCTTTGATTTATCACAATAGACACAGTTTGGTTTACTGTATATTACTATTTCCATTGTCATCTTTCATTAGTTCATTATACTTAACATTAGCCTTTTCTTTTAGGTTATAAGCGTCAACAGCTTCTGCAATTGTGAAGTTGTACATCTTATTATACTCACCTAAAGGCAATCTCAAGCCAATCCATACTCTGTAATAACCATTTTTAGTTAAGGTAACATCTTGTTTGAAGATTTCATATCCTCTAACAGGTGTATTCTTAATCTTATTAACTATAACAGATTCTACTTCACTTACAACAGTTTTTGTATTTGTTTTACCAAGTTCAGTTATGAATTGTTTACTTTCTTTATTCATTTCGCCTGCAATAATATCAGCAAGTTCAGATTTAGCCATCATCTTGCCTTTCTCTATCGCTAATTGCAAGTCTGGAGATACTGCTGTCGCTACACCAAAGATACACATTTTATCTTTATCTTTACCAAGCCACGGCGTATCACACGCTTTACTTTCAGAATAGTCAGCCATGTACCATTTAGGAACAGTATTCATAACTTTACCTTTTTCTGATTTTATTTTGTAGGTACTCGAGCAAGCCGTCATTAACAGACCAACTGCACCTATCATTATTACTTTACTTATTTTCATATTAACTACTCTCCCTCACATTATATACTAAATCTTGTAAAAAGTCAAGCGTGGATTGTACATACGCTAGAGCGTCTTCACTAGACACTTCATATATAATCACTAGAACAAGAGCAACAATGATTAAATTTCTAATCATTATCTCACCTCCCACTTGCCGTTTTCAGTTAGACATACCGTACCAAACGACTTAAACGCATGGTTGCCTCTATCGTACTTTCTACAATAAACTGGTGTATTTAAATCTGCATAATAGAAATCAGCGAACAACTCCCAATAAGTGGGGCCATCACCTTTTTTGTAACCATCAGCACATTCTAATTTTTCTTCTTTAATAACTTCATCACCAACCGTTTTAATAGTAACGGTTATAAAACAATATTGACCACCTGTATCATCAGGATTAATTGGTATAATTTTCTTGTAATCTTGTGCTATTGCAACACCACTAATTATTAAAAATATAATTAGTATAAATGTCCAAGTCAAATATTTTCTCATATTACCAAATGGGTCAAGCATATTTCTTTAATTCCTCAATACTCTGCTTCGTATTATATATGTCTTCTTCTAAAATGGCAATGGTGGATTGATTATTAGTTATTTCAATCTCCTCTTGCTTTTCCTTAACTTCGTTCTCTAATTGTTCTATTCTATCTTCGTATCTATCACTATAACTCATTGTTTTTCTATCCATTGTCCATCAGGTAACTGACAAGCAGTTCCAAAGACAACCTCCCTTTTAATACCACCGATACCAATTAATGGCCAGCTGTTTGTTATATCAACAGTAGCGTCATAATCTTTACACTTAATAGGTCCCTCTGTATATGACCTTGTAACTTTTATAATACCACTATTACCTGTCTTGCTGTTATACCAATTTGTATAACTCTGACTCATGTTTGGACTTGTATTTAAATGGTCAACAAACACGGCATTGTGTACATCATAATCTGATTTGTACATAATTTCTGCACCTGCAAATGAACCAATCACAGCACAAGTAGCTATAGCATATGGATTATCTACACCCATTGTAACACAACCTGCTGTAGTCGTTGTTGCACCTAACATTGCACCAGTTTGACTTCTATTTAAACTGCAATTGGTCAGGAACACCAATGATAGTCCTAATAATAGTACCGATTGGATTGATTTCATATTTACCTTCTTCATTCTTCTTCATTGATGAACACGCTGTCATGCACAAGGCCAGAATAGTCACCATAATTATTTTTTTCATAAGTCCCTTTATCATTAGCTAGCAATAAACAATCTGCTTGTATTGTGTCAATAAGGTTTTGTACTCTTAAATCTCTTTCAGCAGTTTTAGGGGTCTGATATTTCAAGACCCTTAAACTATCTGCCATCTTTTTGATGGAATCTATCTTATCGCAAAATGCACTAATCTTGTGATTCATTCTCTTTACCTTTAAACATTGTAAACGGCCATTTAGTCTTCATTTCCGCCCAACTATTTGCTTGGTACTCTTTAGTTTTTTCAACTTCGTTACCTATAAAAGTAACCAGTTTACCTGGTACTTCAGCAACATTTGAAACAAACTCTTGTGGAGTAATCACTTTTTCTTCCGATTTTGCAATGCCTGTAATTAGCAAAAACGCTAACGCTGCTATTGCAATCATTATTGTTTCTTTTAACTTCATACTTTTCTCCCTGCTGTTTTAATATCCTCTTTAGCGACTACCATATAAGGACCTTTATTATAAGCTGGTGCAATTGTAAAGTTCTTACTCGCCTCAATCTTCCAACTATTGTCAGGTTTTGTACCACCTTGACCAATTTTATTTGACAATTGTATATTAGGTTGTGGAGCTTCGTATGTTCTCTCTGCTATATCAATTGTATATCTACCATCTGTAGTTAATTTAATTCTACCATTATCATCACAATCAAAACCTAGTTTTTTTAGGTACTTGATATGTTTTGCAAGAGCCTCAAGGTAACTTTTCGTAGGCTTTCTTCTTCTCGCCTTACGAATTGCACCACTAGAATTGTTTGTGTAAATAATTGCCATTAAGCCATCGCCTCAACTTTTTCTTCAAGTGTTTTAGCATTCTTATCTTCGTCTGAATAACCCTCTACACCAAAGTCATTTTCAATTTGTAGTTGGTCATATGATTTACCAAATACTTTGTAATAAAAATAATCTCTAGGATTTGTTTGAATATAAGCGTTGAGTAAATTCTCAAAATTAATATTTACATCTTCTAGTGCTTTTGGCATAGTTTTTTTAAGATTAATCATATCTTTTAACATAGCAACACGGTGTTTATGTACTTTGTTGTCGTCACCTTTGCCTAGTTTAGTATCTTTCGCTTTTGCCTCTGCAAATTCAGCGAAAATCATGTCTTTTGTGTATGTAAATTGTGTCATAATATAATAGTCCTTTGTTAGTTTGTTAATAATCTCTTAATAGTATCATAAATTGCCAAAATTGGCAAGCCCCATAAAAAAGCACGGTTTTCAACGCTTTTTGGGAAAAAATAAGCGCCAGGATGCACCAGGATTGGCGAATCGTAGCTGTCGAAGGTGTTTGTATAGCCCTTAAATTGCGTTTTATCCAAAGTGTTCCACTCCGCCTTCCTGTTCTTCTTCATACGGAACAGCCATATTCTCTTGTTTTTTACTCTCTTCCTCTGCCCATTTCTCAAATTCGTCAATTTCTTTTTGATATCCTGCAATCTTCTCATTACATTTATCAATAATCAAATACCTTGGTAATTGGTCATGGGCCATTTCTCTAATTTCTTCTAACTCTTCCTTGAATTTCATTTGGTCAATCATTTCACACTCCTTTTTTGACTTTCATAATTGTTTACAAATACTCTAATCAACCTTGATACATCTACCTCTTCGGTTTTTAATGACCTAGGGTTTTTAAAACTCACTTTACAATCATTCACTTTTGCATATGTCATATTTTTTTGGTCTATGACTCTGGCGTCATCTGTATTCTTACGCCAATCGTGTGAAGAATAACCTAATACATCAATACTCATTATTTGTCCTCACTTGACATTAGTAAAACAATATAGTGAATAGCTTTTAAAAGGTCTTTTCTATTACGACCAGCTTTCTTACCATACCTACAAAGGTATTTAATTGCATTTGCTTGACAAAAATCTTTATCAATATTAAGGTGCCTTAACATATCTTGCACCTGAAAACCATCTTTTGTGGTACTATAGTGTTCACCATAAGTACCTTTGATATAGTCGTGGATTTCTTTAACTATTTTATCTTCATTATATTTCATTATATACTTTCTGCATAATCATATGCTGTTTTTTCGGCTTCATCTTCTGTTGACACAAACTCTTGTGATTGTAGATAATCGCCTTTATCTTCTTCGCTTTCATCAAAATAGACTTCATAAAGATTTTTGTCATCTTTACCGTCTTCTAATTTTCTCCAGTAACCTATTTTGTCACCATCAACATTAAATATATCTTTATCTGTATCTATTACTTCCACCATTCGTTCTCCTGTTCTATTGCTATATCAACATTTGATTTTTCTTTTTCAGTTAAGTTGTCCTCAATTTGATTGAAATAACACCAGTAAGTACCATTGTCGCCTGTGTATGTAATA